GTCGAAAGGTTGCGGTTCATGCTTCTACTCTTAGAACAACTCTGGAGGATTTCCAAATCCGCGGAGGGAAAATTCCTCCCGAGTTCTTCAGAACGTTTGAAGGAAATCAAACGAAAATAAAAACCAAAAAATAAACTACTAAACCACTAAACTATTAAGGAGGTTATTATGGAAAGTCAAGTAGCTAAAAAAGTTAATGCAGGTGCATTAGCTAATATCAATCTCAGAGCAGACGCAGGTAAAGGCGCTGAAGAAATTAAATCGGATGATGTATCAACTCCGCTTTTAAAAATTCTTCATCAACTTTCTCCAGAATGTAATGAGAGAGATCCTAAACACGTTGATGGATCAAAACCAGGCATGATTTATGCATCAAGCTTCGGGGAACTCATTGACGGTAGCACAGGTCTAGATGTGATTGTTGCACATACACAAACTAGATTTCCTGAATGGCAGGAGAGAGGCGATAGTGCTTCGGCTCCAGTTGGAACTCATTTAGAGATTCCAGAAGATGCCGTTATGGAAAAAAATGGAAGATATAGATTACCAAATGGTAACTATGTTGAAAAGACTGCATATTTTTATGTACTAGCAATGGTAAATAATGAGTTAAAACCTGCAGTTATTCCAATGAGGTCATCAAATCTCACACCAGCGAGGGAACTTAATAATCTGATTAAGAATCTTAGATTCTCAGATGAAAAGGGTTCCTTTAATCCTGCAGTTTATTCAGCAGTCTATAACTTAAAGACTATGGGAAGAACGCAGGGCAGCAAAAGCTGGCATGTCTACAAACCATCAAGAATTAGAAATCTTGATGTGAATGACAAAAAGGATGCTGAGATATATGAAATTGCACAGCAACTTCAGAAAACTGTATCAAAAGGTGCAGCGAAACCTCAGTACGATAAAATCAAACCTAAACAGGACATCGTCTAATTCCCTTATATGGGAAGCTTGCAAGGGGGGCGGGGAAACGAGAGTGGATCCGCCCTTAATTGTGCCACATTTAAAAGGTATAATAAAAAATATATATGAAAGAATTTGCAAAATATTTTAGTGGACTAAAAAGAGATTATGGTTTCTGTAATGTGAAGAATGGTTACATTGACGCCGAGAGCGGTAAATTAAAATTTGATTCAGGGGATTATGGTTGGTCTAAAAAACCTATTACAGAAAAAGATTATGAAGATCATTTAGCAGGGAAACGTGCCATAGGTATTCAACCTTGTGATGATAATGGAATGGTAAGTTTTGGCGCCATTGATGTGGATCCAGAAAACTATAGAAATTTTCCATTACAACAATATTTAAAAGTTATTGAAGAAAAAGAACTTCCTGTTATTCCAATTGAATCTAAGAGTAAGGGATTACATCTATACGTCTTTACTAAAGAAAAAATACCAGCAACTTTAATAAGAGAATTTTTATCTAACTTATTATTTTTATTTAAACTACCACCCAAAACCGAAATATTTCCTAAACAAACACACTTAGGTACGAATCAAAATAATGTAAAAACATCAGGTAGTTTTATTAATCTTCCTTATTATAAAAGTACAGAGCGAAGAGCATATAAACCAGACGGCAGTCAACTAGATTTAAAAGAATTTATAGAAGTAGTAAAATTAAATCTTCAAACAAAAAAAACATTAGAAGATACAGGTGGAAAAAAAATAAATGAAGAATTAAGAGGGGGACCAATAGAATTTAAGGATGGACCACCATGTCTTCAAATGATATGTAAAAAAATAAAAGAAAAAGATGAAAAATTAAAAGATGAAAGAGATAGATTCTTATATAATTATATGGTTTTTTCTAAGAAGAAATATAAAGATGTGTGGGAAAAGAAAGTATTGGAGGCTGCCCGAGACTTTATTGTATATGATGATGAGTGGGGAGATAATAAAGTAAAAACTAAAATTAAAGAATGGAAGAATGCAAATAAAGGATTCTTATGTAATGAAGTACCTCTCTCTTCTAATTGCGTTAAAGGAATTTGTTTAAGAAGAAAATTTGGGGTAGCCGGTTATAAAGAGACATCATGGCCAGAATTATCTGGAATGATTAGAATAAATTATAAACCTAAACCAGAATTTATGATTAATGTAGCTTTAGATAATGGAAAAGTTGAACAACTTCATGCACGAGATGTTAAAAAAATTACAGAAATGAAAGAGTTACGAAATTTAATTGGAGAGCAAACAGATATTATACCACCTCTTCTTAAAGGTCCAGAATTTCAATCAATACTGAATGGACTATGGAGTAATTTTGAAGAAATTCAACCACCCGTAGGTACTAGTCCTATTGATATTTTAAAAGATGAAATAATTAGATTCGTAAATGGTCCTAAAGCTAAGACAGACGTAGCTTTCGGCAGCGGTTCAGTGTTGGAAGATAAAGATTATTATTATTTTAATTATGAATATTTATATGATCGTATAAGAACAAGAGATTGGACCCAAGATAGAGCTCGAACAGCTACAATGATTAAACAATTTTTTAAAGGAGACTTTAATTGTTTAAAAAGATTTCCAAAAGGAGAAAGTGAAACTTCTCATGAGCCTAGAAGATGCTTAAAACTTCCTAGGAAAGATCTAGAAAAAGATGAAATACCAGATGAAAAAATAAAAATAGAAGATAAGGAAAATATAGTATGAAGAAGATACCGCCTTCAATATCTGTATGTATGCCTACATACGATACCATGCAAGTGGCAACATGTTTATCATTAATAAAATTATTTGATAAATTTACAGTGGCAAAAATAAAAGCTAATATAAGTACCTTTAAATGTCCTTATGTTGGATATGGAAGAAATATATTAACTGCTTTGTTCCTGGAATCTAAATTTAATTATCAATTATTTGTTGATGCAGATGTAGAATTTGAACCTGATGTTATAGGTCAGATGATAGTGGCAGAGAAAGATATAATATGTGTACCTTACAGAAAAAAAACTCACGATAATTCAGAAAAATTCTCAGTGGAATTTAAAGATTGGCGAAATATTAAAATAGATGACAAAGGATTAATAGAAATAAGTAAAGGACCGGCTGGTTTAACTTTAATTCATAGACGAGTTTATGAAAAATTAATGCAAGATCATCCTACACTTAAAATAAATCATGCAAATGGAATCACAGATGAAGCTAAAAAATATTTATATAACTTTTGGGAAAATAGTTTTGATCCCAAACTAGGTGCGTGGTATGGAGAAGATGTATCATTTTTCAAACTTACAAAAAAAGCAGGCTTTAAATTTTATGCTGTAGCGAAGGGGGAAACAACACATCACGGCAATTTTGGATGGAAGGGTAAATTAATAAATACATTTAAAAAAGCTAATGGAAAAGGTTAATAAAATTTATGGTCCACCTGGTACAGGAAAAACTTTTAGATTACTTAAAAGAGTAAGAGCTTATGTAAGAACAGGAACTCCTTATCATAAGATTGGTTATTTTGCTTTCACTAAAAAAGCTGCAGAAGAAGCTAGGGGAAGGGTAAATGTATCAGAAAAAATAGTTCCTTATTTTCAAACACTTCATGCTTTTTGTTTTCATATACTAGGGTTAACTGAAGAACAAGTTATGCAACCCTATCATTATGAGGAACTAGGAAAAAAATTAAGTATTCGTGTAAACTTCAATGATAGATATAATGAAGAAGAGACACAATTTTTAACCTGTAATAATCCTTATTTTCAAATGATAGGAAGAGCAATCAATAGAGATACTACTATAAGAGAAGAATATGATCGTAATGAACATGATCATCATGAAATAGATTGGGATGTATTAAAGCATATAGCTTTAAATATAGAAGAATATAAAAAGAAAAATAAAATTTATGATTTTAATGACATGATTAAAATGACAATAGACTCTGATAAAATCCCTGCTTTTAAAGCAATTTTTATTGATGAAGCTCAAGATCTATCCCCTTTGCAATGGCAGCTTTATGACAAATTAAAAAATCATTGCGAACAAATTTATTTAGCAGGTGATGATGATCAAGCAATTTTTGCGTGGGCTGGCGCCGATGTAAATAGATTTATAAAGGAACCGGCTAAAGAACGTGTACTTAGATACTCAAGAAGAATATCAAGAACCGTGCAACATGCATCACAAGTACCTGTGAATCGTATAGCAGGCATCAGGAAACATAAAGAATATTATCCTCGAAATGAGGAAGGCCATGTCGAAGAAATTACTCATTTAGATCAAGTGGATCTTTCAGAAGGAAAATGGCTTATTCTTACTAGAACTAAAAGTAATTTATTAGATATTATGAAAGATTTAAAAGAAAAAAATATTTATTATCAAAGCAATAGAGGTAAAAGTTTTAAAGTTAGACTATATACAGCGGCTGAATCTTATACTAAATGGTGTATGGGAGAATACTTAGAGCTAAAAGAAATAAATGATATAAAAGATTTTATGCCGACGGGGGAATGGAATAAAAAAATCCCTTGGTATAATATTTTTTCAACCGATCAAAAAGAAATTTTATATCTTAGAAATTTAATAGATAATGAAGAAAATTTAAAAGAACGTGCCAGAATTTGGTTGTCTACTATTCATGCAGCTAAAGGTGGTGAAGAAGATAATGTAATTTTATCTTTACACCAAGGAAGAAAAGTCCAAAAAGGAATTAGTCTAAGCCTTGACAAACAAGATGAAGAGCATAGAGTGTGGTATGTTGGTAGCACCAGGGCGAGAATTAATCTATATAAACTAAAAGCAAAAAAGAAAATAAAGGAGTATCAACTATGAGAGTATTAACATCTAATCTATTTATAGCAATAGTTTTAACATATATGCTTATAAATATTATGGAGGTATTAAAATGACAAATAAAAATATATTTCATGAGGCGTTTCCTCAAGAAAGACAGATTGGGGGATCACATTATAAAAATTTTAAGATTCAACCTTATGAATTTATTTCTAAAAATGATTTATCTTTTTTTCAAGGATGTGTTGTTAAATATGTTTGTCGTTATAAAGATAAAGATAAGAAAAAAGATTTAGAGAAAATAATTCATTACTGTGAATTAGAAATTTTAAAAATGAATGATGATAAAA